CGCCTGACGTCGACTTTAATAGTCTCTACGCTTTTGTGCAATATAGGAGCTAAGTCTTCCGGTGACAAAACTTTGGGTAAAGTCATCGAATATTCCCTTCAAGTCGGCCTGCGACAAGCTGCGCATAACCGGCAATATCAACCCACGAATCGACATAGTCCGGGTCACCGTTCAAAATGCGAGCGATCTTATGGGCAATCATCTCGAGCGCCTCACGTTGATCACTATCCAATCGGTTCCAGCCTTCATGGACTTGCATCTCGAATTTAAGTTTTTGCGATATGCCTGCATGGTTCTTAAACAGTCCGTACCTTACTCCGCGCTCACTCAGAATTGCATCTACGTCGCCCATCAATCAATCTCCTTCATGTAGTACTGCGTCTCAAATCCATCGCCTCGTAACGGTAAGCCGGGTGCCCATGAGACAGGCCGGCCCATCACTTCCTCGGCTGTCTTCACGTTCCTTGGCCCGTCGATCAACTCCTCCATGATGATTTCGTCATGCACGGTCGTGAGCTGGGTGTATCCCTCGTCGTCAAGGGCAAGCATGGACTCGGCAAGAAGGTCTCTTGCAATCGCCTGAGTAATGTTCTCTACCAGCTTGCCGCCGTAGGTCGAGAGTCTGGTCCACTGCTTTGTCTTCTGGTCCATCCCCTCGTATGTGAGAGACCCTGCCCGCGCAACGGTAAAGCTTGTGCCGTCAGTCTTGTCTCGCTTCAGGTCCGCAGTCTCGATGCGTGGCTTGGAGTACACCAGAGCGCGGCCTGACGGGAGGTGGATCATTAGCATGCCTGACGTGTAGCTAAACTGCAGCTCGGCTTTACCGCCTGCTACCTTCAGCACGCGCACTGTCTTGTTAAGCACGGCGGCCTTGGCCGCAGCCTCGCAGTCGTACCAGAACTCGACGACCTCCGGGTTGGCCATACGCCATGCAACCTTGATCGGCTCGAGCTCTTCCTCAGTAAGACCCATGTCCAAGGCGCCCATCGTGATCAGTGCGCCTGCTCCACCTTGATAGCCTAGCGCCAGCTCGGCGACCTTGCCTTTGAACCGGTAAGGTGAACGCTTGTCTACACTACCGGGCGGCAGCTTGAACATTTGCTCAGCCGAAGCTTCATAGATTTTGCCGTGCGTATTGAACACCTCGAGACGCCACTTGCACCAAGCCAGCCAAGCCACGACGCGGGCCTCGATGGCGCTGAAGTCAACGATCACAAGCTTGCACCCGGTCCGTGCAACAAACGCTGTCCTGATCAGCTGAGACAAGGTGTCAGGCACGTTGCCAAACAGCATCTCGAGCTGGTTATACTTGCCGGCCTTGACCATCTGACGGGCTAGGTCAATATCCCGGAGCTTGTTCTGTGGCAGGTTCTGCACCTGCACCAGACGGCCAGCCCAACGACCGGTGCGGTTGGCACCATAGAACTGGGTCAGGCCCTTGACCGCATGGTCCTTGCAGACAGCACGCTCCATCGCTGCAAACTTCGAGACGCTGGTCTTACCTAGTTCTTGGCGCAGCTTGAGCACCCGACGCACTATCGCGCTGTCGGTTGCTTCGAGAATTTTAGGGACGTTCTTTTTAGTAATGTCGCTGATGTCTTCGCTTTCCTCAGTCTGCAACCAAGCAAGCAACTGGTTGCGGCTGTTCGGATTAGATAAGCCAGTCAGCTGGACCGCCTCGGCAAGCATCCGCTCTTTAAAGATACCGTCGCACTCAATCGCATTCGTCACTAACTTACGGTCAAGCATCAAGCCGTATGCATTCATGCGCTGGTCAAGGGCCCACAGGCGCCACTCTTTCGCAGGGACCGGGAACTTGGCCAGCCTTGTGGCAATCGCCCTCTCAGCGACCACGTCGCCTGCGCAGTAATCTACGAACAGCTGCCACTTGGCCGGGTCATGGTGAGGCAGGTTGCGAGTGCGGCCACCGTTCTTAATCGTCGGCCTGCACGGCAGGCAAAAGTAACGGATCAACTGCCAGCCAATCGACTTCTTTTGCTGGTCGGCTGCAAGGCCCATGACCTTACCGACGTCAGCAAGGTTGCCGGGCAGGCCGAGATATAAAGCATGCACGCTAGTACAACGCCACTGCGTTGTGTCAAGTTGCATTTTAAAGTGGCAATTCAAACAGGTGATCTCAAAGGCCGCGTTATAGGCAGCCTTAATGATAGCCGGGTCATTGATAGCCGAGACCACCCTTGCCGGCAACTTCTGCCCCATTGCCAGATCAACGACGGTCACTGGCTCGTCGTCAAATGCATAGGCAAACAGCATGACCTCGAAGTCATCCGACTCTGCGTACTTATGCACGCCGCACTTCTTCAAGTCGACGCTGCTATAAGTCTCGAGGTCAATACGTAGGGTTGTCACTCGGTCGGCTCCTCAGCTTCAGCCGGCGGTAAAACCTGAGCCTTGTACTGCCCAAAGATTTCAATAAACAGGCCGTCGCTTTGTTCACGAGGCAACTTGTTCAGTGCTTGCAGTACCAGCTCGACACCGGCCGGCACCATCTGGATATTAATAATTTGCGGTTTGGTCATTTGATTTCCTATGAGTTATGAAGTACGGGGTCACCACGATGAACGATCTTTCGAAGGACATGGCCCCCGCTGCCGGTGTTATGTGCGCCACCTCCGGCTGGGCTATTCATTAAGGACGTTTCCGAATCGCTTCGGCGCGACGTTTGTGTGTTGAGGCTAGTAAAGCCGGGTTGTACGGTACGACATAATCTTTGTATTCGCCAATGACCAAGCTTGCAGGTTGATCAAAAAATACACGGTGTCTAAACCAAGCCGGTTCTCTAGTTTCTTGCATATCATTCTCCAATTAAAAAGGTGGGGTACTCGCTGCACCTGTGTCTGTTACATGCTCACCGCTCTTTGCAGAGTCCCGTGCGACACACCAGCAGTCGGTCTTGGCATCCGCTTTCCCCCGTAAAACATTAAGCCAAGAAGTCGTCCGCAACCGCAGTGAATACGCTTGCAGCGTCCACGTTACCGCCCGACAAACGCTCGCCGTCTTTGACTTTCTGGATAGCGTCAAGGCCCGGAGAGATGCCCTTGTTCGTGCCACTGTTGTAGCCGTAGAAAGACACTTGCACGTTTGCATAGCAACCCGAGTAGACCGTGTCAGGGTCGATCACTGGCTGCACGTTCTGGTCAACTACTACCGGACGTCGGTTGTAGTTCGTGCAACGCAGCAGGTACATGCCACGGTTCTCGGCGCCGGCGTATTTAAACCCACCGTCGTCGTCCTTCGTGTCGCCGTCCAGCAAAGGCGACTTGATGCCGGTCTTGCCTACCTTCTGCGCGTCCTTCACCTTAGCCGCGTCGATTGCAGCCTTGATGGCTGGCACCTGCGGGCTGTTCTTTGGGATCAACGCAGTCGTGCTCCAGCTGCGTCTGCCGTTGTCGCCGGTTTTGCCTTCACCGAAAATGTATGCATACGAAAGGCGTGCATTGTTAAGGATAATCTTGTGTGCTTCTGTTGCCATAATTCGCTCCTAGCGTTTAAGTGCTGAGTTACCGACTCAGCTGCGGTCATCGGCAATCGCCGAAAATCTATGATTCTGATCCAGTTCGTCGCGCTTATCCGCAACTGGTACTAGCACCGGTTTACCGGCGGGCTTCTCGATCAAGTCGCCTAGCACTTCGTCAAATCGTTTCTTACCAATGGCAGTGGTCATCGCAGTCAAGCCAAGCAGGTTCCGCTCATAAATAGCCGCCTCTTCGAAGCCGTGTTCTTTCAACCTCTCGGCAACCAAGTCCTGACTTGAGTACCGCCGATTGCTGCGGCCCTCGACCAGCTTATAGCCCGGCACCCGGGTACCCTTCTCGGCTTGCTTTAGTGCATAACTCTGCACGTCGGATACCCACTTCGATACGATCTCGCCGCGCTCAAGGACCGCCGCTATCTGCTCAAGTGTCAGCAGCTCAGGCTTGACCATCGAGAAGCTTTGCTGTGCTAAGGCAAGAGCCTGCTCACTACGCGCAGCGCACTGGAAACGCGCCTTGCAAAAACACGAAGAGCAATGATCACCTGCAACGAACTCGCCCTCACCGGCCCAAGCAAGTGCTGCCTTTGGCTTGACTTCATTCTCAGCCCAGCTGAGCAGGTCATCGATGGCCAGCTCCTCGCTGCTATAGTTATCCAGTCTCGGCTGCAGGATGGTCATCCGTACGGACTTGATGTTGTACAGTAGCGAGTTCTCGCTATAGGCACCAAGGCCGTACAGACGCATCTGGCTATTGTCTTCGGCACCGACAAAGATACCCTTGCCGTATTTCAGGTCGAGCACTTCCATCAGGTCGTCAGCAACGATCACCAAGTCGCCAGTGCCGAAACCTTCAGGTACCCACTCGCTAAAATCCAAACGCTGC